GTTGTTCCAGGCTGGCCAAGTGCCACGTCCTGTGATGTCTACGTTTCTCGTTGGAAGAGCTTTCTTTCTTCTTTTTTAGTCTCTTTTCTTTCGGAGGGGAAGAATTCCTTCCCGCTAGTTGAGTACGAGGGCCTCGCCCTCGCAGCTGCCCTTAACTCTGTGCCAAAGTCTTGGCCAGACAGCTGCGACTGTATGGAGAAGTCTCTTGCCGATTCTATGGTTTCGCGTTTAACAAAGGAAAAGTTGCCCCTTCCTGGGGGCTACTTGGAATTTGTGCGTTCCAAGATCGCAAGTCTTTTCCCTAGAGGCCTTCGGCCCAAGGGCCTCCAACGACGCGCCGAGCTTGTGACACCTCCTTTCACATCGACAACCCGTCACCCGCGCGCCGCTGGGGGCTCTTACGCCTACTGGGAAGGGAGGAGGTCGGATTATCTGGATCAGGTTACTAGTCCATCCGTGGTGCACGAACCATCGTTTATGGTTGCCAAGGATGCTGGGAAACCCCGTCCGCTTGTCAAGAATGACCCGACCTATCTCCTCCTTCGACCCCTTCACGTCCTCCTCTACGACAAGATCTCCGAGCTACCCTGGCTACTCCGCGGATCTCTATCCGCGGCCAAGCTTGTCCGTGCAGGTTTCACCCCTCGTGGCGATTACCTGAGCGCCGATTTCACCGCGGCTACGGACAACCTCCCCATTGAGGTAGCTGAGACGATCTTGGAGGAGCTTGCCTTTCTCTCCCCCCCCTCCCTGAGCCCGGTGTTTGCCGAGGCCCTCAAGTCCCTGCGCCCTACCATTCACTATGCCTCCCCCGAGCCCTTCCAGCCGACCACTGGTCAGTTGATGGGCAACCTGCTCTCCTTCCCACTGTTGTGCCTCCAGAATTGGTTGGCCGCGGAGTGGGTTGATGAGCAGGTGGGGGAGGTCACCAAGAAGTTGGTGAATGGTGACGACCTGGCCGTGCAATGCACTCCTGGCTGGGTGTCCTGGTACAAGAGGGTCGCCCCGTCCCTAGGTCTCCACCTGAATGAGAAGAAGACGTCTTATTCATCACGGTTTCTTACGATGAATTCGACCTACTTCACGCCCTCGTTCAAGGTGGTGCCGTTTGTCAAGTGTCGTGGTCTCCGGACCTGCGACCCTAGGGACCTGGCTGGCAACATCGACTCGTGTTTTGGCGACTTTCGCCGCGTCCGCTCTTCGAAGCATGTCCGACTTGTGCGTCGCTTCCTCTCCCTCCACTCATCGTTGATCCGCAAATCTGGTAGGTCCCTCTTCGCCTTGGGCATTTCTGTCGATAGGCGGGGCAGGTCGATACCTCGGGATTTGTGGAGGAGGGAGAAGAGGCGAACACAAGGTGACTGTTCGATCCCCAAGAAGCCGTCCGGTCTACACCCGTCCCTCGTGAGGGTGGATGACGATTACGGGCTTGTTGAGGATGCGGACGTGGCGCGCGAGGTCGTTGTCGCCCACTGGGAGATGGGGGAGTTTGTTCCCCAGGAAAAGGAAAGGTTGGGAGGGGTCCTGAAAAGAATGTGGGACACCCGGACACACAGGACAAAGGAAAGGGCCAAGCTGGCGTTTAGACGCTTGGCCTACCGGGAAAAAGAAGCGAAAAAGAAATGGCTGCCCCGCTCGATCGCAGACTGTATCAACCTAACGCACAGTAGGGTGGAACTTGATGGGGC